CAAGCTCACCGTCGACCATCCCGATCGTGGCGGACGCCTTCTTCGTCTTTTTGAAGAGCCCGCCGATCGTGCCGCCGACCAGGCCGCCGATGATCGACCCGCCCGGGATCGGCAGGAACGAACCGATGGCGCCGCCGATCGCCGCCCCGGTGGTGCTTTGTTTCAGCCCGAGCGCCTTGGCGAAGCTGCTCGCCATCATGCCGGTGCCCGCGCCTTGGAAGGCCTTGCCTACGCTGCCGCCGATCTTCTTGAAGAAACCGTCGGTTTTGAACGTCTTGTCCAAGGCGTCGCCAAAGCCTTCGAACATCGTATCATAGGCCTGCGCGCCCGTCGGCAGCTTGCCGGATTGTGGGGCGGGAACGCGGCGCGGCGCGGTGACCACGATCGGCGCATTGGGATCATAGCTCTCATCGCCATTGTCGTTCGCACCGCCGCCACCGGCGAAGATCTTGCCGAGGCCGGCGCTGCCGGTGATCGCGCCGAGCACGCCGGTCGCCGCCGAACCGATCCCGACGCTCTTGCCCGCGCTCTTCGCCGTCCGCAACGCGGCGTCGGCGCTCGCCTTGATCTGGCCGGCCGCCGTCGTCGGCACGCCGCCCGCACCGACCATCCCCGAGGTCGCGGCCTCGATGCGCGCCGCTGCCCGTTCGGTGGCGCTGGCGAGCTTCTCGGTGCCCGAGCTTGCGCGGGTCGCGTTCTTCTCAAGCATGTCGACGGCGACGTCTACGCCGCCCTGCCCGCTGATTAGCTTGCGCAAGCGCTCGTCCGCGCCGGCGAAGAGCGTCTCGGTGATCTTGCGCACCTGGATCCGAGCGATGTTCTCGAAGATCTGCGCGCCGAAATCCTTGACGGCGGAGAAACCCTTCTTCGGGATATTGATGAGCATATCCTCGAAGCTGTCGCGCGTCTGATCGGCGAGCCCCAGGATCATGCCGGTGATCCGCTGCCGCGAGGCGAGCGCATCGTTGATCCGCTTTTGCTGCCGCTCGTTCGCGAGGAGGGTTTCATACTCCTCGCGCGTCACCTCGCCGATGCTGTCCTGTAGCGAGAGCGCTTTCTCGAGGGCCGCGGCTTCATCTTCATAGCCGGCCAGCATCATGCCGCTGATTTGAAGCTGCCGCTCCTGATCGCGCAGGAGGTCGCGGATCGGCTGGCGCACGCCATAGTTGATCCGCTCGGCGTCGGCGTCCGCCATCTCTTGCGTGTAGATGCCCTGCCCGAGCGGGTTTTCTTTCGTGATGGCGGCGATGCCGTTCATCGTCTCGCCGACAAGCTGCCGGAGTTCGCGGGCGTCGCGCGCCGCCCGGTCGAGCGCCTTCGGCTCCGCGTCATACCGAGCGAGGATATCTTCACGCTTGTCGGTGCGGTCGAGCGCCTTTTGCAACTCGGCTTCGGCCTTCGCCGCCGCGTCGCTGGCATCCTTGAGCTTCTTCCGGCCGCCGGCCGCCTTCTCGACGCCGCCGGCCGGGGCGCCAGGCCGCTCTTGCTTGCTCGGGGGCGTCATCCCCGCAACCTCATAGTCACGATCGGTCGCGTTGCCGGACATGATCTTGTAGGAGAGGTTCTGTTTCAGGAAGCCGGTGGTGGCGTTCTCGAAGGCGTCGAGTTTCTCGAAGCTGCTCGCGCCTGCCCCCATATCGAGCAGCTTTTTGCGCGCCGTGGCAATGTTGATATCGCCGGTTTGCAGTTGCCCGAGCACGGCGTTCGCGCGCTGGTTACCGCCCTGCGGCAGATAGCCGAAGCGCGCGATTGAAGATCCCGACTGCGGCGCGGGGGTGAGGTCGCCGCGCGCCGCGCGCCAATCCTTCTGCGCCTCGAGGAGGCCCTGCCACACCTTGAGCTTTGCGTTCTCGCGCAGCGCTTGGTTCTGGACGAGGATCTTGCCCGTCGTGAAGTCGATCACGCCCGCGAGATAGTCCTCGCGCTTCGCCATCCGGTCGGCGGCGGCGGCGGCGGCGTCTTGCTGGAAAGCCCACGAGATGAGCAGGCTAATCCCGACGCTAAGCACGATGCCGAGCGGGTTGAGCGAAGCGATCACGCCGCGCAGCCGCGTGGCGAACGATACCGCGCCGGAGCCGGCCGTCGCCATCGCCGCGCGATAGCGCGTCGTCTGTGTCGTCATCGTCGCCGTGCTGGCCGAAAGCTGCCCGTTGACCAGTTGAAGGCGCTGTTGGCTATTGGTGAGCGCGACGTTCGCGGCGCGCGCCTGTTCCATCGCCCGGGCATATTCACGCGATGCCGTCGGGTTGAGGAAGCCCATGCCGCTGCGACGCGCATTCTGTTGCGCCTCTCGCGCGGTGGCGAGCGCGGCCGCGCGCTGTTGCCGCTCGACGTTGATGTTTTGCCGGATCTCGGCGCGCACCGAGCGCAGGGACGTGATGCGGCTGGCCGCCGCCTTGCGCGCGTCGCTGGCCGCGGTGACCTCGGCGCGGGCGGCAAGCTGTGTCTCGTTGCGCAGGCGCGAGGTTTCCGCGGTGCGCGCGCTGATCGCCGACAGCGCGGTCCCTGCCTTGTAGCTGGCGAACGCGACGCCGAGACCGAGCGCCGCATCCGTCGCCAGTTGAAGGTTTCGCGCGAGGAAGGCGAGTCCCTCGGCAAGCGCCGTGGTGAAGCCGAACGCCTGATCGCTCTCGCCGACCATCGTCATAAGCGAGTTCTGGAATTTCGACGTCGCCGAAGCGAGCGTCTCGGGGAGGCGCGAAAGCTCCTCGTCGATCCGCTTGCTCTCCTTTTCGAGCGCGTCGGCGATCACCTTCGGGGTGAGCTTACCCTCTTTGCCGAGTTCCTTGAGCTTGGCGATGGGGACACCCATGCCGTCGGCGATCGCCTTCGCCAGCCGGAGCGTGTTTTCGCGGATCGACTTGAGTTCGTCGCCCGCCAGCGCGCCGGAGCCCACGCCCTGCGCAAACTGATAGAGACCCGCGTCCTGGCTGATCTGCGCACCACCCGACAGCTTCGCCGCCTTCGCCGCGATCTCGGTGAGGCGCGATGCCTGCCGCTGGTCGAGGCCGACGTCACGGCCGGCGAGGGTGAGTTTGGCGTAGAGGTCGACGACAGGGGCGAGCGACGTGCGCGCGGCTTCGGCGATCCGCACCGTGTCGCGCATCGCGCGGTTGACGTCTTGCTGGCTCTCGTAGAGCGGAATGAGGCGCGAGCGCACCTCGGTATACTTGTTGGCCTGGCTCGCGATGAAGAAGAGGCCGGCGCCGACCCCCGCCAAGCCGAGGCGAAGCCCGGTGAGCTCGCCCACGGCAGACGCGAGCGCGCCGACGCGGCCGGCGATAGGACCGAGCGGACCTTGCACCACATTGAGCGTCGTGGCGGTGGTGCGCAGCGATCGTTCAAGGCCGGTGACCTCGCGCTTCGCCCCTGCAGCGGCCCGCGTCGTCTGGTTGAGCTGGCGATTGGTGGCGCCGGCCGCGGTCGCGACGCGCTGGTTTTCCCGCGCGACCTCGCGCAGCGCGTTCGCTTGCTGGCGCATCTGCGCCGTCTGCGCGGCGTTCATCCCGCCCCCGAAGCCCGAGATCCCGGCGGACATGCCCGCGTTGGCGCGCGCCGCTTGCTGCGCGATCCGCTGGAAAGAGGAGGTGGCCTTGCGCTCTAGCGTCGCGAATTTCGCGTCAATGGCGCGATCCGGCTCGACATTGATGTAGCTCGTGAATGTCGATGCGCGCGCCATCGGGTGCTCCCATTGCTCGCGATCGGTGGCCGACGACGGGCTTAACCGATCACCGCGACGAAAGCGAGATCAACGATAATTCTGCGCGAGGAGGCGGCGCATATAGTCGGGCAGGCGCTTCGCCTCGCGCATAAGCTCAACGTCTTTGTCGAAGCGCTTGGCCCGGCGCGTCTGCCGGATGAGCACGAAAACCACCGTGTCCTTCTCGGGGACGATGCGCGTGCGCGGGCGGCCCTTGCCGAGCGCTTTCGCCTGCCCCGTCTTGGGCGACAGCGACACCTTGCGCACCACGAGCAGAGCCATGTTCGCGCTGATTTTCTTGAAGATGAGTTTGCCGATCGAGGATTCCAGCCCCGCGGCGCGATAGCGCGATGGCGTGATGCGCTTCTTCCGGCCGCCGACGCCGACCAGCCGCGGCACCGCCGACGTCGCATAGGCAAGCCATGTCCCGTTCTTCGCGCGGATCGTGACGCCTTTGCTATACGCCTCGAGCGCGCCGCCGGCGAGGCTGTCGTCACCGCCCTTGGCGAAGATCACCCCGTATGGCGTGCGGTCCGTCTGCCGCTTGCGGTAGGCAGAGGTGTAACCGACGGCGTTGGACAGCCTGCCGAGCCCGGCCGCCTTCATTCGGGCCTGTATACGCTTCTGCGCGCGGCTGGCGGCAATATCGGTGGCTTGGAAGGCTGCGCGCTTGTGAGCGGCGGAGAACGCCCTCGCCTCGCTGCGCAGCCTGCCGAAGTTGGGCGGCTTCACGCTGATAAACGCCCGGGCCATCACTCCCCCTGTTCCTGAAAATACTCTTCGCAGACGGAAAGCGCGCGGCGAAGGCGAAGCGGTTGGTGGATGATGGCCCTCCCGTCTGGAAAGGAAGGGGGACCGCTTCCGTCCCCCCTCAACAGCAAGAAGAGATCTACGACTCGTCGGTGGTCGGCTCGGATCCGCCTTCGGGGGTTGGTGTGGAAGATGATTTCGTCGAAGATCCATCGCTGCTCACCGATGCGTCGCTCGGTTGAGGCGAACCAGTCTGATCTTGCCCGCTCCCGGCAGGCAAGTCGGAGTTTTTTCTTTCCTCCTCCCCAAGGTCGAAGCTGCGCTCGATTTCATGCTCGACCTCGCGGCGCGCGATCGGCCCAAGCTTCTGCCACAGTCGATCGAGGGACGCTTCGGCAAGGCATTCGCCATCCTCACCCTCGACATATTCCGGTTTGAAGCCGGTGCCTTTCCAGTCGACGATGTAGAGCCGGCTCATCATGCGCCGCTGCACAATCTCGTAGCTGTTTTGCTGGACGATGAGGTCGCGGATCCGCTGCGACCTGGCAGTCACGTCGTCAATCAGAAGCTGGCTCTTCGCCTTCGTCCGCATCGGGCAGGCGTTGACCGGGAAAGCATCGGGCTCGCCCACCTGGGCGCCGGCCGCCTTGTCGCGGCGGCGCTGGATTTCCTGTTCCTGCCAAAGCTGGACGTGCGCCTGATAGGCGCCCTCGTGCTGCCACACCTCTTCGAGAAGATTGGCCTTCTCGTCGGCTTCGGTCTCGTCGGGCGTGCCGTCCACGTCCTTCGTGAAGAGGTTGTAGATCTCGTCGATCATCGTCGCGCGCACGGTCTCCTGTGTGACCGGAGCGACGTTGCGGCGGAAGAGTTCCATGCCGAGAACGTCGCTCTCGGTCTCGGTGGGCTCGCGCAGGGTGAGGACGATGGGGGTTTCGTCGCCGAGTGACGGCGGAGTGAACGGCCTGCGCAGCGCGCTAAGCGGAATATACTGTTTCATATGAGGCTCCTCGGATAGCGACGCCGCCACCCGAGGAGCCCGAAGGTCACCAGAAGAGCGACAGCGCCGCCGACTTGTCTACGCCAGTGAAGGCCGCATTGCCAGTCAGATTGACGAAACCGTTGCGGTCGCCGGGGTTGTTGAGCGGGTTGAGCACCACCTCGGGCGCCGAGAAGGCGAACCGATTGCCGACCGCGCCGCCCCATACGCTCATCAGGCCAAGCACCGTCTGCGCGTCGACACGGCTGTCAATCGCGAAGTCGGTGATAGCCATCTGGTTGAGGTCGAGTTCAAGCCCGCGCTCGCCGGACATGATCTCGTATGCGTCCTGGCCGGCGTCCGCGTTCGCGTTCGATGCACCGGCCGTTTCCGCGCTCATCGTGAAGCGGTTCGACTGGTGACCGAGCTTCACGCGGTCGAGATAGAATTTGCCGGCGCGGTAGGGCGGGATCGACGTGAGCAGGCTGTTCGGCAGCGACGGGCTCGCCTCGTCAACCGTGCCCGCGGGAAGCCCCTTGAGCGCGAATTCGACCGAGGGATAGCCCTGGTTCTGCTCGTTCGACACCGGACAGTCGATGGTAAGCGAGGTCGGGCGGCAATCCATATAGTCGTAGCGCTTTTTGTCGCGCCAGATGGACACCGAGAGCAGCGGCGGCGCCGTGGTGAGCGTGCCGAGCACATAGGTCAGGTTCGCCGGGATCGTATAGTTCCCACCCGCGGGCGGCGCGACGATCGTCTCACCGATCGTGGCGAGCTTGCCGGTGCCGTCATAGTCCATGACGACGGACGTGCCCTTGACCGTCCCGACGGTGCCGATGTTCGCATGCTGGATCGGCATGCCGATGTAGAAATCATCGACAGCCGACGCGCCCGCGTCCAGCTTGAGCGCCTGCGTTGTGCTGCCCGCGACGAGCGCCGCGGTGAGCGCAGCGGCGAGGCGGACCTCGGTGAAGCCGGCCGCTTGCAAGATGCGCCCCTGCGGCCATGCGTTCGCGAGCGGCGGCGCCGCACCGCCGGGACCGCGCAGCGCGAAGGTCGCGCCGGCGTTCGACGTGCGACCGAGGTAGACGCGCGCGGCGTTCCACACCGAGCCCGTCGCCGTCGGATCGTCCGCCGAGACGATATCGTCGCCGTTCGTCGGCGGCGAGACGGGGATAAGATCCGCCGGTGCCGCCGGCGCAGAGAACACGCCCGGGACAGCCTGGATCTTCACGGCCATCGTCGTGATGCGAGATTTATGGTTCCAAGCCAACGGTCTTACTCCTTACCCGCGCCGGCGTTGGTGCCCGCGCCCTTGTTGCCCTCGACCTTGCCGGCCGCCTGTTCTTCCGCCTGCCGCTCGGCGAGCGCCGCCGCCTCATTGTTGAGGCGCTGCGCTTCGGCTTCGGCCGCGCGCTGCTGTTCTTCCGCGGCCTTGTCGTCGGCGGCATCGCTCTTCTCGAGCGCCTTCGTCGCCTTCGGGTCGCGAACCTGGACGATTTCGGTGACGCCGAGATCCTCGCGCGTCACGGCTTCGAGCTTGAAGCCCGGCTCGAGACCCGGGACCGCGACGCCGTGAAGCTTTTCGTTTGCGTCGTCGAGTGCCTTGTCAAGCACCTCCTGGCGCTTTTCGGGCTTCGCTTCGGCCGCGGCGTTGCCGGCCTTGAGCAGCGCTTCCATGTCGAAGCTTCCCGACGGGAACGACATGGGCGCAGCCTTAGCGGCTTCCTCGGGGCTGCGCTCGGTTTCATCATGCGGCTTCATAGGTTCTCTCCTGGACCCAACAAGACTGATCGGTCGCCCGTCGGCGTTCGATATAACACAGAAATTGATTGCACCAACCTTCCTTCGTCGGCGCTGCTGTCATCGTCGGGGCCGGCGCCTCGATCGACGATATCGTCACAGAATTGGAGCATGCCATGCTCCTCGTCGCGCAGCATCTTCACCACCGCATTTGCATAGGCGGTGAGGTGGCCGACCCCGGTGACGTCGCCCTTGGACGCCTCGCTCGCGAGATCGACGTCGAGCACGAGTTCGACCTCCATCGACCAGCACGCCTCGTCGGTCGAGTGGAAGGGCTGGCGCGTGTCGTCGGGCTGGACCTCGATGAACCGCGCCGAGTTTACCGGCCGCTCTTCCTTGCGCGAGTGGCGGTTGCGGAAGTGCCGAAAATTGAGCCGCGGGATATCCGGCAGCACGTCTTGCGTGTCGAAGGCTTCGCAGAGATCCGCGATATGGAGGAGAAGAGTTTCTTCAGGGCTCATCGTCACGCCTTCTGCAAATCAATCAGCCAGTAGCGACCACCTTCGACCGTCTGCCACTGTTCCGGCCGCATGTCGCCGGGGAGCTTCGCATGCCGGACGATGTGGTCTTTGCTCGGCACCGGCACGATGGCCTTCGCGACCTTGAGGCGATCGCCGTGATTGAGCGGGTCGAGGTTCCCGAATTCGGTGTTCTCACCCTCGGCGCCGATGAGGACAAAGGCTTTTATGATCGGGAAGGTGGCACCGTCGTCGCTCGAATAGCCGACGCTGTTGCCGAGGCGCTCGTTCGTTTTCTCGTCCAAGGCCGGCAAGATCGCGTCGAAATCCACCTTCAATCTCCTACAGAAAAGGGGCCGGCGCAACAGACCGACCCCTTCCCCTAATCACCATCGGGAGCCTCGCCCGAAGGCGAGAAGCTCATTCCGCCGGGGGGGCATCCTCGGCGCCGCCTTGACCTTCTTCACCGGCAAGCTGGTCGGTGGCATTGGTTTCGAGCGGGGGGTTTTGCGAGGCCGTCGTGTCGCGCGTGTCGGCGCCCGTCGCCGCATCCTCGAGCTTCGCGGCCTTGGCGGCGGCGCCCTTCTTCGCGGCAGGCGCCTTGCCCTTTGCGCCAGCCTTCTTCGCCGGAGCGCGGACGGCCCTCGCACCTTCGGCGAGGCGGCGCGTCGCGGCGTCGGCGGCCTTCTCGGTGGCGCGCTCGGTGACGCCCGGCGCATCATCGTCGCCGTCGTCATCCTCGCGGATCTTGCCAATGCCCTTGTCGACGAGCTTCTCGGCGAGCGAGCGCGACGTGCGGATCTTGCTCGCCTTATGGCCCTTCGCATTGTTGACATAGGCATAGCCGGTGCCGTCGGCGACGTGGCCCTTGCCGGTGGCGATCACGGTGACATGCTCGGTCGATTTCATCGTCTTTTCCTTCTCGTCCTAGAGCTTCGATCCTCAAGCGCCTTACGGCAACTCGAGGGTCATAAGGGCCTGCGGTGCGAGGCAGGCGTAGAGGACGTAGGAGCGGACGTAAATGTCCACCCATTCGAACATATTCGGGCGGTTGTCGGGCGACACCACCGAATAGATATCCTTCGCCTTCTCGTTGACCTCGGTGAAGCTCTCGCCCGGGAAGTGATAGGCCTTGAACACGTCCTTCGCGCCGGTCGGGAAAACCTTCGCCTGGCCGGCCGGAACCTGGAGCGTTTCGTCGTCGCTACCGTAGTAGTGATGCCAGGTGACGCCGCCGAAGGTGAGCGATTTCCACGCCATGCTCTCGCCGAGCATGTCGACCTTCGATTCCTGGAGTTCCCAGATCCGTTGCACGCCGGGGTGCCGGATGAGCTTCGACCAGAATTCATCGCTGACAAGCGCCTGGTAGCGCGTGTTCGGCGTCAACCGGCCCTTGAGGATCCGGCGCATCGGCATGATGATCGTCTCGTCGATATCGCCGCGCAGATCGTCCGCGGTGATGGTGTCGAGATCCAGTTCGATCGCCGCCGGCTGCGCGATGCCGAATTCTTCGTAGAAGTCGGCGACCTCGGTGGTGCCGTCGGCGTCCAGGATGATGCCCGAGAGCGCACCGAAGCGGTGATACTCGCGGGTGTTCTCGTCGTCATCCTTGAGCGCCTTCTGACGCTCGGCGACGAGTTCCATCGCATTGTCCAGCCGGGTCGCGGTCGGCAGCATCGGATTGAGGAGGTTCTCCACCTCTTTCGAATTGATGCGATCGCGCTGCGCCAGTCGCGGACCTTCAAGCTGGCGCAGAGTGCGGCCCGAGCGGCCCTTGAGCTGCTCGGGAGCGCCGCGTTCGGACGTCGCGACGCGCTCGAGCAGATTGTCTTTGGCGACGAGCGTGACGGTGGTGGTTCGAAGATATTCATCCTCGAAAATACCCATCGTAGCGAGCTGGTTCGGAACGGTGTCGATATCGCCCACCATTTCCGTCATCTCGGTGGCTACGAAATCGTCCGTGCGGAAAATGTCGAGAGCGAGTTCCATCTTAACCTCTTCTGTTTGCCGGCTCGCCGGCGTCCCCAATCAGTAGCGAACGAGCGCGCCGTTCGTGGCGAGCGCGGCCTCGGCGGTGGCCTTCTGCGGGCCGGTGATACCGGCCTTCCAGAAGAGCTTTTTGCCGTTGACCTCGCAGTCGCGCACATGGGCGACAGCGCGGACGTTGGCAGCGGCGTTCGGCTCCGCGCGCGCATAGAGGAACGCCTTCGCGACCTCCGCGCCGGTCGCCGCGGCCGGATCGTGGGGCACATACAGCTTGGTCGCCGTGATCTGCCCGAGCACGGTGCCCGGCTTGAGGTGGTCGACGCCGGTGAAGGCGGCGGCGGCAAGCATGATCTGCTCGCGCGAGCGACGGCCTTCGGCTTCCGAGATGATATGCTCGGCGTCGCGGACCCGGGTGAAGGACTTTACTTTCGGCACGTTCCCAACTCCTTACTTGGCTGCGTTGACTTTGGCCGCGGCGCGCTGCCGAGCGGTCGGTTCCTTGCCCTTGCCGCCTTCCGCGTTGACCTTGGTGGTCGCGCGCTTGCGGGCGGCGCCCTTCTCGCTGGCACCGGCGCCGCCTTCGGCGTTCGCATCGGCGCCGACGTCGATCTTTTTCGTCTTGTCGAGCAGCGCCAGCGCGGCCGGATCGCCGCCGCCCTGCAGCGAGCAGAGACGGCCGATCTTCTCGGCGGAGAAGTCGGTGTCGAGCATCAGCGACACGGCGAGTTCCATGTTCGCCGCGCACGCCGGGTTGATGATGATGCCGGCCCACCGCTTGTTGGTGTCGAGACAGCCCGCCTTGTAATCGGCGGAATTCTTGTTCGCAGCGGGGGCCTGGTCGGCGTTCGGGGCTTCGCCGCCCTCCTCACCTTCACCGCCTTCGTCGCCGTCACCTTCGCCGCCGTCCTGGCCGCCTTCGCCCTCGCCGCCTTCCTCGCCTTCGGGCGCGGGGGTGGGCGTTCCGTCGCCCTCCTCACCTTCGCCGGCGCCGCTATCGTCCTCCTCACCTTCGCCGGGCTTACCGCCATCCTGCGAAGCGATCGTCACGAGCCCGGCGCCCGCGAGGAGGCGGGTGAGGCTGGCGAAACGGGTGGAGGTGTTGCGAGACATGGCGGCCTGTTCCTTTTCGTTACCGGCTGATAGCCGAAATGATCGAACCCCACGCTTGGTGCTTGGATCCGACGTCACTCACGAAACCGATGGCCTTAGCTTGCAGCCCCATATAATCGAGGGCTTCTGTTTCGCGAACACTTTTTTTCGACACCCCCATGTTGCGCGCGACCGTCTCGATGAAGATCTCGCGAATGTCGTCAATCTGCCCCTGAATGTGCGCGAGCGTGTGCTCGGGAAGGGGCTCGGCGGGGTGCGATCGAAACTTTTCCTCACCGGCGCGGATCACCGTCACCTTGATCCCATTCGACTTGAGCTGCTCGCTATAGTCGGCGTGCAAGGTGATGACGCCGACCGAACCGACGCCGCCGGTGCGCGGCACCCAAACCTTGTCCGCCGCGGTCGCCAGCGCATAGGCCGCCGAATAGGCATGGTCCGCGCAGATGGCATAGGTCGGCTTGCCACCGTTCTTGCCGTTGAGCGACCAGATGAGATCAACCAGGTCGAAGAGACCAGCGACGTCACCGCCGCCGCTGTCGATGACGAGCGCCTTCGCGCGAATGCTCGGATCGTTCTCGGCGTCGAGCACCTTCGTTTCGATGCCGTCATAGCCGGTGAAGCCGCTCTCCGGGTCAAGCCCATAGGTGTTCGCGAGCGTCCCTTCGACGGGGATGATCGCAACGCCCTCGGTCTCCTGAAACGTCTTGCCGGAGACGCGGCGCGCCTGGCGGACGCCCGCCTCGTTCCGGCCGGCGTCGGCGAGCATAGCCATCTCTTCGCGGCCATATTCGTTCTCGCCATACTGGATCGCGTTGACCCCGATGCGCTGGTTGAGCGCGGCGATCAGCATCGGCGCGCGGGAGGGGTGCATGCAAAGCGGCTGGTTGAGAAACCGCTGCGCGATGAGCGGTAGATTATGGCTGTGCATCGTCGTTTCCTTCTTCATCGACCACGCCGTCACCGTCGCCGTCGCGCTTGCTGCCCTTCTTGCCCGGCTTCGCATCGCCGGCGTCTGGATCCTCGTTCGCGCTCGTGTCCTCCTGCCCCGGATCCTTCTGGCCCGGGACGGGGATGCCGAGTTGCTTCATAAGGCTGATTTCGATCGCCTTCGTCTGCAAATTCTCGAGAGCGTCGAAGCCCTGCGCGCCGGCGATGCCGTCGAGCGTCTCGGCGCCGAGCGTCCACCGCTCGGTGGCCCCCTTCGCTTCCTTGAGCGGGTCTACCCAGCCCATGCCCGGGCCGATCCAGCGGACGCGCGTGTAAGCTGCGCGCGCCTCGTAGAAGCTCGGGGCGCCTCGAGGAGCCTTGAGGATGCCGAGCGCGAAGGCTTCTTCGATCACGCAATTGGTGATGAGGTTCGCGACATGGCCGCCATACATGCGGCGCTCGAAATCGACGATCAGCATCGCGTTCAAGGCCGAAGCGCGGATGCTCGAATATGTGCTGTCGGTATAGTCGAGCGTGAGGCTCTCGACCGAGATACCGATAGCGCTCGCGAAGTTGCGCAGGAACGCTTTGCGGAAGGCGTCGCTATCGACCAGCGACCCCTTGAGGTTCTCCATGACGAGTTCGTCATTCGGCCCCAGGACCGGGATGCGCTTGTTCCCGACCTTGAGGTCCATCTTGTCGTAGGCGTCAAGCTTGAGATCGAAAACCGACGGGCCGTCATCACTGGACGGCGACAGATATTCCCGCACAACTTGCGGGTCCATAGTGGTTTTGATGTAGGACGAGATGACCGTGTTGACCGCGGCCGATTCCAGAAGCGCACGATCGAGGGTGCCATAATTCTCGAAGGCTTCGAGGCTGGTTACGAGCGGCGAGATGGCGCGATTGAGAGCGGCGCGGCGTTTGATGAACCAGTGGAAAGCCATCGGCCGGCCGTGCTCGGTCTCGCGCGGGATGAATTCCCACTCGTTCGCTTCCTTGCCGCCGTCCGAAGGGTGACGCTTGAGGCAATGGATCCCCGTCATGCGCCCGAGCGGGTCGAGTTCGCGGCCTTCGAAGATCGACCCGTCTTGCTCGTCGCGGTTCGGCGGCGTGCCGATGCGCGCGGGGTCGAGCAGATGGACATAGGTCGCCCATTTGTGGTTGTAGCGGTCGGCACGCTCGCGATCGTAACCGATATAGCCGGCCACCTCCGCATCGCCGCCGACCATCGTGCGGAAGCCCTGCCAGAGGAGGCCGTTGATCTTATAATGGCCCTCGGCATCGCAAAGCATGCGATCATCGTCGCCCCACTCGTTCCACACCGAGGAGACGGCCTGGCGATATTCGAGGCCCCACTCGATATCCTGTTTCAGCCAGCGCAGATCCGGCGTCGCGATCGGGAACATCGACGCGCCAACGACGGTGTGCGCCTTGCGGTCGAGACCGCCGCGGACGAGTTCATTGTTGCGCTCGAGCGCCTGGACATTGCGCAAGGCCGCCTCGCGCCCGAGCTTGACCTCTGCCTTGGCGGAGAGCTTCGGTTGAAAGAGCGCCTGCCCGTTATACGCGCCGAGCCGGGCGAAGGGCTTTGGCATGTAATCGGTCGGCACGCGCATCCGCGGTTTGCCCGTCTCGGGGTGATACCCGACGAGTTGCGGCTCTTTGCTCATCCGATCATCTCCACCCCGATTGCCCGGCCGCCGCCGCCGCCGTTCCGCCGGTCCATCTCGCATTTCGCGGACAGCCATAGGGAGCGAAGCTGGTCGGCGCTGCCGCGCGTATATTCCAAACGGCGGCCTTCCGCCACGACAACCGCGACGTCCCCGCCGGTGGTGAGCGCGATGTATTTCGTCCGAAGGTCGGTGACCATTTCGGCGAGAGCTACGTCATCGAGATCGTCGAACATTGGTCACTCCGGTCGGTTGTTTCGCGCTACGAGGCGGTCGAAGTAATTTTGAGGCTTGGCGGCCTCCATGTCGATAGGCTTATTTTTCGTTTTTGCCTTCTGCTCTTTCTGGACGAGGATCGGCCGCGCCCAAGGCGGCGGCGCCTTCTGCCAGTCGATCTCCTTACGCTCCGGCTGCAATGTGGCGCGCGCGGCATCGCAGTTTACCCAACCGTCCCATGTCTCGTTGCGGCCCTGCACGAGCCACTCGCCGTTGACGAGGCGCTCGGAGCATAGCTCGCGGAAATAGCGGTCCTTCAAATTCACCGGAAGGTGCATGCGCCCCGGTCCCGGGATTTCGATCTTCATCCGCTTGATGATGATCCGCTTGATATCATGGACGTTGAGCGTCCGCTCCCAAGGCGCGCCGTCGAGCGGCTGGCCGTGATCGTCGACCAGGCCGCGGCGCGGCTTGCCGTATAGCTCGCCCTTTATGTGCGCGTCGCCCTTGGTGAGCATGACGCGCCACTCGGGCACCGGATCCTTGTCGCGGGTGTGGATGCTGCGCGCCCACAGGCGAGCATTGAGCGTCACGCTCGCGTTGCCCTCGCCGGGCTGGCCGCCGGTGTCGACGGCGACGCGCGCGATCGGGAGATGATATCGCGGATCTCGGGCGAGCGGATAGCTCTGGTTGAGCACCGCATGTTCGATGATATTCCAGTCGGTGAGCTTGTTCGCCGGGTCGATGTTTTCGAAGCCGGGCCATTGCTTCAGGGAATATCGATCGACGAGCCAGCTCTCCCGGCCGGTGTTCCACCCGATGACGACAACCTCGAAGCGATCGCCCTGGACGTCGACAAAGGCGGTGAGGAATTGCACGCCGTCGGGGACGGTGCCGAGCAGATAATCGGAGCGCAGACGGTTTTTGATGACCGTCCAATCCTCCTGCTTTTCGGCCTCGTCGGTGCCTTCGAACACCTCGCCGAGGGATTTCACCACCACCTCTTTGAACGCGGTGAAATCGAGCGTGTCGTCTGCCGCGAGCTTCGCTATCGCCCACTCCTCGGCAAGCTCCGGCATGTCGACGAACGGCGACATGAAAGCGTGGATCGCAAAGCCCATGATCTTCGTCACGGTGCGCTCGCCGACCACCTGGCCTTTCGCGTTCATCGACTGTTGCGGCTGCAACCACTGGCCGGCGTTGCTCATCTTGAGCCGGCTCTCCTCGCCATGCTCCGCCTTGCAATGCGGGCAGACGAGCTTGACCTCGGCCGCGGCCTGCCGCGCGCGATCGCTGTGCTCGACGCCCTCATATTTGACGAGCAGCTCGGGCAAATTCCAGCGCATGCGGTGGCGAGCATATTGGTTGTAGCTCACCGCCTTCCCGCAACACAGCGCGGGGAAATACCAGTCGTGGCGCGTCCCCATCGAAATGACGTTCGCGACGCCCTCGTCCGGCCCGGCGTCGGGGTGGCTCGCGACATAGAGCAGCGCGCCCGCACCGAATTCACGCTGGCGGTTGCGCAGGAGGGTGAGGATCGCCTTGCGGATCTTCTTCGGATAGCCGTCGATTTCGTCCGCCACGATGAGCGGGGCGGCCTTGCCGCGGGTGGTCGACGGGGTGGCGGCGAGCCAGCGCGCGAGGCTGGTTCCGATGCGCTTGCGGTTGCGCGACTGCCGGCGGTTCTTCCAATTGATCTTCTTCGAGATCTTCTCGTGCTCGGCGAGCATCCACTCGACGCGCTCTTCCACATAATCGTCCACGTCGGCGCGCGTCTGCATATACCAGATGACGTTGCGCGACGGACCATAGATCCAGTTGCGAAGGCAGAGGTTCTCGGCGCCGACAGTCTTACCGGATCGCGCGTTGCCCTGGACCGCCACCACCTCGACGCCGACGATATCGCAAGCGTCCTGGATCCCGGGGACATAGGGGGTGAGGGTGGGAAGCCAGCGGGCTTTCTTGCCGTCCTGGCCTTGGAAATATCGCTCTTTGGTCGCGCACTCGGTTACCGAGATCGCCAGCGGCGGGAGTATCGTGTCGAGGGATTTGCGAAACGCGGCGCGAGCATCGCCGACAAGTTCAAGCGCGCTTAGACTGCCTATTTTGGCTTCGAGCGCCTTTAGGTCGGCTCGGCTTACGTGCTTCATTTGAGGCCCTCGGCTGTTCGACCGGCGGAGGCTCACCCGCGCCGAACAACTTGCTCATCTCACCATGAAGCTTAAAAAGCAATTCCCGGCCCCCGTCGTCGATCGTCGAGCGCACCGCGGCATCGAGAAGCCCGTTCGGGTCGACGGCGTTCGCGAGCCCGCCGAGATAGCCCGAGCAGAGCGAGAACACCTCCGCGGCGAGCGCCGCGACGTCGGCCGCATAGACAAGGTTCCCTTGGTCAATCTCGCGCTTCTGGACCGAGGTCGAAAGCTGGTCATATTTGAGCAGCTCGGACGGCGGGAGAATAACCTCATCCTCGGGTGCCTCTTCCTCGTCCTGGCCGCCGAGCAGCTTGCGGTGACGCTGGTTGCGCTCGGCAGCAACCTTGTCGTCGCGGTGCTCCCATGCGGTGAGGATTTCGAGCGTCGCTTTCGCCGGATAGGAGAGCGCGCCCGTTTTCGGATCCTTGCTCGAGGGCTCGGGGAAATCGGGGATCTGCGCCTTGACGTTGACGAACCTCGCCTTCGTCACCTTCCACAGGTGGGCGAGCATCTCGAGCGATATCTCCTCGCCGGCCTTCGCGCGTTTCAGCGCGCGGGAGAGGTTCTTCCGCCGTTCAAGTTGGAGCGTTCCGACCGTCATGGTTTCACCTTGCGGATCGCGAAGCGCGAGACGACGTGGCGCACGCCGTCCTCGAATTCGATCTGGCACGAGTTCATCGTTCCGCGCGCGATGACGCGGCACCGCTGCCCGAAGCGCTCGGGGAGGTTCGTTCGGATGCGCCAGTAGCGATCGAATATCATTCCGACCTGGCCTCCTGGCAGCGGTCGCGGATCTCTTTGGCCTCGGCGTTGTCGCCATAGTCGCAGTCGCCGCATTTCGCGCAGACGTTGACCGGGACGCTGCAACCGCAATAGCCCTCGCCGCGGCAACCCGCGTTCGCGCCGCCGGTAGATTGCCAGTCGTGGCCGTTCTCCGCGCAGGGGCCGTTGCGGATGGCTCGCTTAATTTCCTCAACGCGCGCTTCGGCGTCCGCGAGTTGATCCTCGAGACTCTTCGGCTTGAAATGGTCGGGGACATTCTGACAGGCGCAATAGTCGTCGCTGCCTCGGCAAGGGCATCGCCGCGCGTTCTCTTCCTGCCATGCCGATCGCCGCGTCATGCTTCGCTCCCCGCGTCCAGAGAGACGATTTTCTCCACGACGGCAAGCTCTTGGCGCAGCGCGGCCGACTTGCCTTCGATCCGATCCATGACGGTCGGCACGAATTCATAGGGGCGCACCCGCTCTTTGCAGATTTCCCATATCGCCGGCACCACGAGCGAGGCGGGCTCATTCGAGAGCAGCGAGACCGAGACCGAGATAAACGCCTCCTGATTTTCAGGAGAGGCCATCACGAGCGCGAGCGCGCAATATGCCGAGACCGCATCGAACAGCGGCACCGGACCCTTAGTGTCGTCGGTATTGCCGCCGGCGAGATCCTCTTGAATGAAGGGGATGAGCACCCGCGCCCATTCGACATGCTCGGGCGTGAGCGCAGCGCGAATCTCTTCGTCGCTGCTATTGTTGCGGACGAGATCGGAAACGTGCTCTCGCGTTAGCTGCCGCCGTCGCTGTAGAGCCGACTGCCTTGGGTCCACTGATATCACGGCCTTGCTCATCACGGTCTCCATCGTAAGAATTGTTGTAGATTTTCGCGAAGTTGGTCGGCGCGAGCGCCCACCCTATGCTCAATCGGAACGGCAGCTTTCTCCCTCCCGACGGTGGCACCTCACCGCGAAGGAACGGCGATCGCTCGACCGCCTTGAAGAAATTATCCATCACCTCGCACGGCTCGACGTCGTGGCTGCTAAAACCGTCGAGACGGGTGAGCACCTTCTTGCGCATGTTCTCATCGAGAGCGACGCAACGAGAGATCCGATATTTGTCTGCCAGCTCATTCCAGCGTTCGTGAAATTGGTCGACCGTTGATAATTTTCGAATTTCGACGCCCGTAGAGTCTAAAGGTTCTTTATGATGGTTCATATGATGGTTTGGGGTCCGCTCTGGACCGGGGGTCGACCGCTCTGGACCGGGGGTCGACCGCTCTGGACCGGGGGTGCCAGCCACAGGGTCCAGAGCGGGCCGGGGGTCAATCAGGTGGAAAAAGTCGGGCTCGGGATCGACCTCTTTCGCGCTCTGGCTGAAATGATCCGCCAGCCGTTTATCCTTGTCCTGGTAGCGATTGATGAATTCGCGAGAGAACACATACATGGTCGAAAGGTCGGCGCGCTGGTGACGGGCGATGATCCCGAGGCTTTCCGCCAGAGCGAGCTTGCGCTTGACGGTGCTTCGTCCCGCTCCACTCTTCTGCTCTATCGTCGAGATAGCAGGCCATGCGAGCCCGCCCTTGTCGGCAAAGTCACCGAGGGTGAACAACACGGCCTTGAAGGCCACGTCGGCGAGCGGATAGTTGAGCACCGCTGATGTGCAATCGACGCTCATTTCGCACCCCCGAAAACGGCATGTTCATAATCGACGACGAAAATGATGCGGGCATCGTCCTCGGGGTGTTTCAACCACCGCAAGATACCGCTGGTTTGCATGCTGTTGAGCAGGAGAAAGCCGGTCTCCTCGTTCAACTCGGCGCGGGTGAAGGCGTCTGCATAGTCGCAAGCTCCCCGGCCTCCCTCCCCGATAGAGTCGGCGAGCATGATGAGGAGAAGCTTTTCCCTCACCGCGCCTAGAAAATTAGACCGCATCGCGGCCGATAAGGCCTGACTGCTCATAGAGGGTTCCCTTCGAAAAGATCGTGTTGGTCGGCGAACATCTGGTGATAATCGGTGTGGTCACCGCCGCGCATCGCCTGATAGTCGCCGTGGAATTTCATCGTGCGCTTGGTGGACTTGCCGTGGCGGTTCTTCGGGACGAGGAGGTCGCACTTGCCGCGCGAGTTGCCGAGAGCGGCCTCGTGGTCCTCAAGGTCTTTTGCCTTCGTCGGCAGTTCCATCCGCTCAAGATAATACTCCTGGCGGTAGAGCAGGCTCACGCTGTCGGCGTCCTCTTCCAGCCGGCCGCTCTCGCGAAGGTCGGCAAGCATCGGCACGCTGTTCGCGCGATCTTCGACCTTGCGGCTAAGCTGCGACAGCACGATCCCGGCGACCTCTTCGCTGTCGATAAGCTTGCGCAGATAGCCGGAGATCGCGTTGACGATTACACGGTCATTCGTGTTGTCGCCGATGAGGCTCTCGGCGGAGAGGAGTTGCAGATAGTCGACGGTGAAGCCCGCCAGCTTGCGACCCTTCGCCGCCCATTTCGCCTTGGCGCGGCGCACGAGCGAACCGATCTGCGCGACGTCGCACCGGCCGATGGAGACGAATTCGATCGGCATCATCTCGACCATCTCGACGACGCGCGCGATTTGCGCCTCTTCCTGTTCGGTTAGGTTGCCCTTGCGCAGCTTGTCGATGGAGATCCGGTAACCGAGCGCGAACGCCATATCGCAGACGACGCGAAGGTCCATTTGCTCGGCGGACATTTCCGCGTGAAGGTAAATCCAAGGATTGCCCGCCGCGGCATAGCCGAGCGCCGACGAAACCGCGGCGACCGTCTTTCCCATGCCCGGGCGGCCGGCGAGGATATTATAGGTTTTCGGCTCAAGGTCGCCGAGCGCCGCGTTGAAATCCGAGATCCACGCATTGTGAAAACCGACGCTGCCGCCTTGCGCGCGCTTCGTCCGGTTCTGGACGCCCTTCACCATGTCGGCGAGGTTGCGCACCTTCATCGGGTCGCGTCCGGCATTCGCATCGCGCAGCTTGACATCGAGGTCCGCGGCGATGACGCCGACGTCCTCCCACTCGTCGCGGATCGCTTCGACCCTCTCAAGCGCATCGTAGAGCGCTTCGCGCGATCGGCGGCGCGCAGCGAGCTCGGCGACTTGCTTCGCGAAGTCATAGACGCCGATGAGGCCGGCGCCCGACCCGGTAAGCTGCGCGAGATAGCCGACGCCGCCGACCGCATGGAGACGAATATCCCCGTCGAATATCGGTTTCAGCGTGACAGGGCTGGCGACCTCGCCGTTGGCGTGGAGGCGCATGATCGCGCGGAAGATATCACCGTGCGGCGTCCAGAAGAAATCTTCCCGCTTCACGAGTTCAATCGCGCGGTCGATCGTCGAATTGTCGATCAGCATCGCGCCGAGGAGCGCGGCTTCCGCTTCCTGATTGGCGAGCATCGGCTCGGTGAGCTGGTCTCGCCGATCGTTCGCAGATTTATATTCGGTGGCCTGTCTGCGCATCGTCAACCACCCCCGAATAGGGGCGTGCCCCCGCCGGAGAGATGCGCGACGCGCCAGCGGATATCGGCGATCGATTCCGGGTCATTGTCGATCAGGATGGAGCGGCGCCCTTCCTTCAATGCGGCGATGCCCGTCGAGCCGGTTCCGGCGAAGGGGTCCAGAATGAGGCCGCCCGGCGGGCAGAGGCCGCGGATCCAGTATGCGAGCATCTCGGTCGGCTTCACCGTCGGGTGGTTCTTCACGTCCGCCATCGTGTCGGCGTCGAATTCCTCGCCCTCTTCGCGCTTCAATCGGCGATGGCATTTCGGGCATTGCTCAAGCACCGAATTTTCGCGGTGACCGCATGCCGAGCAGCGATAGACGCGCTGGCTGTTCGGCGCCTTCGGGCAATAGCAGGCACGCGCACACCAATCGTCGAGATTGTTGAAACCGAATTGCCGGAAGAAGCGCGCGGCGCTTCCGCGATCGTCGAGCGGCGCGGATGCCGGCCGACCGCCGGAGAAGGGGTTGAAGATATTGGCGGTGGTAGCGCTCGGCTCGGTGCCGAGCACCGCGCTCTTCTGCCCCG